CGCCCATTACCTGGACGACGGCGTTTGTCAACAACCTGCCGGACAGCGCTTTCGCCTACACCGCAGAGGGCGGCCGGAAGGGCGTTGCGGGGAAGACGGCGCCGCGGACGCTGCGCTACCTACCTCATCACGGCTCCAGTGGGGCGCTTGACCTACCGCATTTACGAAACGCCCTAGCAAGGGCACCCCAAACCACGTTGCCTGCCGCTGTGAAGCAGCAGGCGCTACGACATTTGCAATCCCACGCTCGCCGGGCGGGCGTCGGTGAGTAGTCCATAAAGGAGGACGACGATGGTTCGACAGTTGCTTGGCTTGATGGTAATGACCTTCCGAGCCATATTCAGCACATACAGCCGGAACAGCGTGAAGCTGCCTCGCTATATCCGGAGGGCGATGGGGCAGCGTGGCTACCTCACGGCCATCGTGACGCGGGATGGGCGGATTATCCCGGCGATGGCTGGCGCGTCCGGCGACCCGCTGGACGAGAACGAACTAAGGCAGGCGCTCGGTATCGGCGAAGACGCTGATGTGACCGCCGAGATCACGAACCTTCAGGACAGAATTAAGGAGCTGGAGGCGACGATTGCGACGGACGGCAAGGCGACCGAGAAGGCCGAAGTTGCCCAACTCCGCAGGGATCTGGGGGACGCCGAAAAGCGCTACCTCTCGCAAGAGGCCGACTGGCAGAAGCGGCTCATCGCGCTAGAGGAGGAGAACAGGCGCGAGAAGGCCGAACGGATGGTGGACGCGGCGGTCGCGTCCGGCCGCGTGCAGCCCGCGCTCAGGGGGATGGCTCTCAAGCTGGCGCTGCGCGATCCGAAGGACTTTGAGGAGTTTGCGGCCAAGCTGCCCGGCATCGACCTGACCGAGCGGGGCGTTGCTACTGACGCCGACCTGGCCGGCCTGGAGCCGACAGCGACGGAGCTGGTGGTGGCGAAGCAGTTGGGCATCAGCAGGGTGCAGCTCATCAAGCAGAAGGCCGCCGACAAAGGCATCGACCTACCGGCTGACTTCGACAAGGACAAGTAAATATGACCTGCGAACGGTGTGCTTCACCGGACAAGCCTACCGCGCCCTATTGCCTCTATAAAGGGGGCGGCTCGCGGCAGGTGAACCTTTGTAAACCATGCCGGGATATAACGGCTCTAGTCCACACCCTTGAGGCGGTGGAGCCTGAGCCGATCACCGAGGCCCAGGAGGCTGAGCCCCAGGAGGCCAAGGAACCGGTACAACCTAGAGCGAGGCGGGGTAGAGCCCCACGGCGATAGCGCCATCTCGTAGCGAAGGAGAGAAATGACGGCAATAACAGCAGCAGTAAACAGGCAGGCCAAGGGCACGCCAAGGACGCGGCGCGTCCTGATGGCGGACAGCATCACCATCGTCAAGGGTGAGCTGGTTGGCATCCTCGATGCGTCCGGCTTGGCCGTCAAGGGCGTCTCTGGCGCCACGGTGACGTGGATCGTCGGCGTTGCCGCCGAGACGAAGACCAGCGGGACGGGCGGGGCTGACTGGATTCAGGTGGAGTATGACCGCGAATACCTGTTCGCGGCCTCATCCATCACCCAGGCCATGCTCGGTGACCCCATGCTCATCGTGGACAACAACACCGTCGATGAGACTTCGGCCAACTCGGCGGTGGTGGGCAAGCTGACGGAGTATGTCAGTACCACGCTCGGCTGGGTTCATGTTCCTGGTGTGACGACGTAGCGATGGCACTCTCAGCAAGCGCTAACAGACAATCGAAAGGGCTAGGCCGGCGGCGAGTGTTTCCCGTGGCGACGGGTGTGACCATCTACAAGGGTGCACTCGTTAGCGTTACGGCCACAGGCTTCGCCACACCCTCCGCCGACACGGCCAGCACCTTCGTAGTGGGTGTCGCCGCTGAGGAGGTCGTCAACGCGGGCGCGGACGGGGCGAAAGACGTGGCGGTGGAGTATGACCGCGAGTGGCTGTTCGATGCCGCGTCCATCACCCAGCTCATGATGGGCGACATCATGGCCGTCGTGGATGACGACGAGGTTGACGATGTAGCAGGTCCGACCAACGACATTGAAGTCGGCAAGATGAGCGAGTTCGTGACCACCACATCCTGCTGGGTTCACGTCAAGGGATTGACCGATTAAGCAACAAGTAACGGAGGCATGAAATGGCAATCGTAAACAGCGACTTCCTAGCGGGAGTCAGGACGGGCTTCCGTAGCCTGTTCCAGAGTTCCTTTGAGGCGGCTTCGATGCAGGCGCCGTGGCGGGAGCTGGCCCTTCCGGTGGACTCCACCGGCCAAACGGAGAGCTATGACTGGCTGGGCACCGTGCCGGTCATGGTCGACGTCACCCACGGTGATATTCAGGTCGAGGGGCTGGGCAACTACTCGCAGAGCATCGAGAACCTGACCTACAAGGCGGCTATCGAGGTTGCGCGGGCGGCGTTCGAGGATGACAAGCTGAACCTCATATCGCCGCGAGTGCAGCAGCTCGGCGAGGAAGCCGGGCGCCACCCAGGGCAGTTGATCTTCGCCCTCTTTGAGAGCGGCGGGCTGGCCTACGACGCGACGGCGTTCTTCGCTGACACGAGAGTGGTCGGGAGAAGCGCGAACATCGACAACATCGTCGGCGGTGCTTACGGCAGCGGCACCGTAGCCGAGTTCAAGGCTGGTCTTTCAGCGGGACGCTCCGCCATGCGGAAGTTCCAAGATGACCAAGGGCGCCCGATGAACCACACCCCCAACGTCATCGTTGTGCCGCCGGAGTTGGAGCAGGTCGCATTTGAGGCCCTGAGTCAAACCACCCAGGGCACCAGCACGCCCCCTGTTCCAGCCACACAGGACGGCTCGTACCGAGTGGCGGGTTACCTGCTGCTGGTCAACCCATACCTCACCACGGTTGACGACTGGTACATGTTCCACACGTCGGCCGCCACGAGGCCGTTCATCTACCAGCAGAGGATCGCGCCGGCGCTGGAGGGACTGACGAACCCAAATACAGAGGAGGGGATCGTTCGTGACAGGTTCCTCTACTCCGTGCGTGCCCGCTACGCCGTGGGCTACGGCGACCCGCGGTACGCGGTCAAGATGCTGGACGCGTAGAAGCGGAAAACGACCTTTGAGGGGAGGGCGGAAAGCCGCCCTCCCCCTAAGAGGAGATAGATGGCATACGCGGACCTAGACGACGTACAGGCACTTATCGCTAAGTGGCCTATCGGCACGACAACGACGCCAACGATCGACCAGGCCACGGCTATCATCGGCGATGTGTCGTTTGAGATAGACGCCGCCCTGTCAGCGAACGGTATCGCCGTGCCCGTCACGACGCCCGCGTGGTTCCTTAGCTGGCTCAGTCTCGCCAATCAGTACGGGGCGGCGGCGGCGATCCTCAAGTCGATGTTTCCCGGCGCGGCAGGACCAGACGAGACTCCGGCCTATGCCTTCTGGGAGTCCCGGTATCAGAAGGCTCTCAAGGGCATCAAGGACGGGAGCTTGATACCGCTAGGGCTGGCGACGAACGAGGCGACCGTGGCCCCATCCACCTATCTCACTCGCAACCCGGACACCGAAGAGGACTTGGGCGACATTGCAGAGCCCTTCTTCAAGAGGAATACGGTGCTCTGATGGCGATGAAGCTCATGGCTCTGGTGCGTCAGGAGGTCATCGACTACCTGAGCGCCAACATCATCGCCAAGCTGGATAACATCGACGCCCGGTTTGGGGATTTCGAGCTTGAGGACATCGCCAACTTCTACAAGTCGGACGCCTCGGTGAATAGCGTCACGACTTTCCCCATCATCATCGTCCAGGCCGACGAGACCGAAGTAAAAAGGTGGGATGCCTACGAGCACACCGACGCCCTGCACCGTCTATTCATCGACGTTCTAGTACAGGATACGAACGTTGAGCAGTTAGAGCAGCGCGTGGAGCGCTACGTGCTAGCTATCTGGGAATTACTGCTGGACGGCATGGTAGCCAATGAGGTATCGCACCTCGACGGGGAGGCGCCCAGGTTTGTCTACCTGTCCACGTTCACGGTTCCTTCCGGTGAGTACCTTTCGGGTGGCCGCGTAACCGTTCGCCTCCGAAAAGCAGAAACGATGTGAGGGTTATGAAGCTGATCTACGTTCCGAGGGCGGGCTTTGTGGGGCCGGCGGCGCCCTGGCCGGGCCAGGACCACGACGAGCCGGACGAGGGGATAGCTAAGGACAAGCTCGCGTCCGGGTTCTACCGCTCCGAGTCCGGCAAGGAGCAGAAGGAGTGCCAGGCAGAAACAAAGACAGCGAAGAAGGTCGCCAACACGAAGGCGGCAGACGACGCGGCGGAGGAAGCGGCGGATGCTGACGCTGTGGCGGTGGAGGCCACTGAAACGGCAAAGACGCTCAAGACTCAGGCTGACGCAGCCAAGAGAACAGCGAGGTAAGCGATGGCGGAAACAGAGCTAACGGTTAAGGTAGCGGTGATCGCCGGGACTGATATTGGTGCCGGGACGAACGTCCTTGCTGCCAACAACGGTAAGTTCCTCAACGATGGCAAGACGATCCTCAAGGTCGTGAACGGCGGGGGGGCAAGCCGTGACGTGATATTCGTGAGCGAAATCACCGTAGGGAATCAGAGCCTCGCGGTGGCCGATCACACGGTTTCAGTAACAAATGCTGGCACCGCAGAACGGTATATCGGACCGTTCCCGACCGGGATATACAACAACGGCGGGTATGTTTTCTTCACGGTTGATACGAACGATCTGACTTTCACGGCGATTCGGACACCCTAGAAGGAGGGTAATGAATGAGTGCAATTAGAGCCCTCCGCAAGCTACAGATAGGTATAGAAGGGGCCGGGACTCCGGGCACGCCGGTAGCGGCGGGCGTTCGCATATTGGCAAAAGAGAACGGCCTCAGTTTCGTTGACGCGTCAGAGGCGATTGAGGCGGATGCCGATTTCGGCATCTACGCCCGTCGCGGCGCGTCGCACGAGGTTGTGTCCTATCTGACAGAGGTTGAGGTCGAGACGGACCTGAGCTACGAGCAGATACTCTACCCGCTGCTAGCTGGACTCAAGGGTGCCGTGGTGGGAGTGGAGGAGGTTGGGGCAGAGGGTAACTGGGAGTACATCTTTCAGGCGCCGGTCACGGGCGATCCTGCCCCTAATACCTACACGCTCGAATACTGGGAGGACGACGAGGACGGCGGCGACCCGCTCACACTAGAAGCCGATTACGGCATCTGCAAGAGCATGGGCATCAGCGCCGCGAAGGGGCCGGAGTTCGCCGTTCTCAAGCACAGTTGGGTGGCGCGGGAGGCCACGGTCACCACGCCCACAGCCGCGCTCGGCATCCCCACGCGCACGCTCGTTCCCTCCCAGCAGTGGAGCGTCAAGTTCGCCGACACGATGGCGGGGCTACCGGGTGCCAGCATCATCTCGGGCGAGATACTGAACTTCGACTGGGAGATGTCGTGGTTCGACATCAAGCGGCGCCTGAGCGGGTCACTGGACTTCGACGGATACCGGATCGGGGCGCGTGAGACTAGCTTGAAGATCACGATGGACCTGACCAGCACGAGCGAAGGGGAGCGGCTTAATATCTTCCGCGCTGGCGCTGTCCGCTTTATCCGGCTGGAGGCCACGGGCGCGGCGATTGGCAGCACGACCTATCGCATCACCATCGACGGTGCGTACACAATGCCGGGGCCGTTCGACCCCAGCGGCGACGATGACGGGCTCAGTACCGTCGACCTCGAATACGAAGGGTTGTATGACTCAACGGCTGGCTACGACGTCAAGATTGAGGTTGTGAACAACCTCGGCGCGAACCCACCTCAGTAGACACATTCCCCCTGCGTAGCGGGGGGCCAATGGCAAAAGGGCGGCCCAGACCCAAGCCAAGTCTGTGGCCGCTTTTTGGTTAGGAGGGAATGATGGAATTGCAGCTCACGATAATCGTGCTCCAGGTCATCGCCATCATGTTGGTGTCTTGGAATCTGTGGCGAGACAGAGGGCGTTTCCAGAAGCTCCAGCGCATGGTTGTTCTCATGCGGCTGATTCTGAACGGTGAGTCCGGTTCCTACTGGAATCACCAACTGAAGGAGTTGGCCGACATTGAGCGCGAGTTGCCGTGATGGATTCCGCGCTGGCGCTTGTAGATCGCTATCTCGGTGGTAGACGGGCTCCTGGTTTGCCCATTGGGCCGCCGAGGATGAACAGAGCAGAGAGAAGGCAGATAGAACGAGAACACCGCCGGCTGGTACGGCGCAACGAAAGGAGGCGACCAATGTTCGCAGGAGATGAGACAAAGGAAGTGGAGATCCCGCACGAGCCGGATAACTTCTTCACCTTCCGTAACCTGAGCGGGCCGGAGCTCGACGAGGCCGACGTGGCCGGTACCCGCAAAGCGGCGGAGCAGATGAAGGTGCTGCCGGACTCCGTTGTCAATCAGGCGATGGCGAAGGACAGCGGCAAGGAGGCCGAGCGCGACGAGTTTCGAGGCTACGACCAGGTGACGCTGGTCAAGTACGGCGTCCAATCCTGGCGCGGCTCGAAGTGCGACGCCACCAGTTGCGACGACGAAGCGAAGGCGCGACTGGACGCCCGCACCCTCGCGTGGGCGGCGCGGATCGTGTTCGAGATGAATGTGAGACCGGAGGGGGAAGGCGAAGGCTCCGGCAGGAAATCGTCCACGGAAAGGGAGCCATCCCTACAGAGCTAGTACCCGTGTATCGGGTATGGGCTGCCGGAGTCACATTGACGATGCAGGACTACGAACAGATGCCAGCGCGGGACAGAGACGACCTGATCCTGCTGCGCGTCAGCATCGACGAACGCAGGGAGCGCCTTGAGGCCGACGCGGTGAGGAAGGCGGAGAGGGCGAGGAAACGTGGCCGCTAACCTACAGATCATCGTCACCCTGAAGGACAAAGCCTCTAAGGGGCTATCCGCTATTAAGGGGAAGGCGGGCGCTGTCGGCGGCGCTGTCGGCAAGGTGATGCGTGCCGGCGTCCTGGCTGGGGGTGCCGCGCTCGCGGGCCTGGGCATTCTGTCAATCAAGACGTTCGCCGACTTCGACGACGCCATGACGAAATCGCTCGCCATCATGGGCAACGTGTCGAAGGTGATGCGCGAGGATATGTCTGACGCCGCCCGTCAGGTCGCCAAGACAACCACGTTCTCAGCTAAGGAGGCGGCGGAGGCGTACTTCTTCCTGGCCTCGGCGGGCCTTGACGCTGCGCAATCGCTGGAAGCGATGCCAAGGGTTGCGGCCTTCGCACAGGCCGGCAACTTCGAGCTGGCCCTGGCGACCGACCTGCTCACCGATGCCCAGTCGGCGCTTGGCCTGACGGTTGATGACACGGCTCAAAACATGGAGAACATGAGCCGCGTATCCGACGTGCTCATTAAAGCCAACACCATGTCGAACGCGACGGCGCAGCAGTTCTCGGAAGCCCTGACGAACAAGGCCGGTCCCGCCCTGCGCGCCACTAACAAGTCTATTGAGGAAGGTATCGCTGTTCTCGCCGTCTTCGCTGACCAGGGCATCAAGGGCGCTGAGGCAGGCACCAAACTGGGCATCGTGCTGCGCGACCTTCAGACAAAGGCGCTGTAGAACGCGGGAGAGTTCGACAAGCTGAACATCAGCGTCTTCGACAGCGAAGGCGAAATGCGGAATATGGCCGACATCGTAGGCGACCTGGAAGGCGCTCTCGACGGCATGAGCACAGCACAGCGAAAGGCCACGCTCTTACAGCTCGGCTTCTCCGACAAGTCCGTGTCAGCGTTGCAGGCCCTACTCGGTAGTTCTGACGCCCTCCGCGAATACCAAAAGGAGGCAGAGAAGGCCGGTGACATCACGCAAGAGGTCGCCAGCAAGCAGCTAGAGAGCTTCAGCGCCCAGTTGTCGCTACTCAAGAGCGCCGTTCAGGACGTGTTCATCACCATCGGCTCGATACTGGTGCCGGTTCTGCTGAAGCTGGCTAAGTTCCTGATGAGCGATGTGCTGCCCGCCGTGGAGGACTTCATTAAGGGATTCCGGGGCGGCTTCAAGCACATGGGGGACGATGCTGAGGGTTTCATCGGCAAGGGCCAGAGGATGGGCAAGGCAATCCGGGAGTTCATCGATGGCGCCCGACCCCGCGTAGAGAAGTTCCTAAGCCTCTTTGTCGGAGGGCTGAAGTCGCTGCGCGAGGCCTTCCAATTCGTCGCCGATCAAATCGGGAGCAAAGCAACCATAATAATCGCGGCGCTGGTCGCTATTGGAGTCGCCGTATGGCTGGCCTTCGGTCCGGCGGGTGTGGCTATCCTGGCTATCATCGGCCTGATCGTCCTCCTGGGGCTGCTGCGTGAGAACTGGGACGAAATCAAGGCAAAGATCACGCAGGTCATCGACGACATCATCGCCAAGATCGAGGGCGTCCCCGTCATCGGCCAGATATTCAAGGCCACGGTGCAGGTCATCACTGACAAGATCGCCGCCCTTGAGGGGGTTATCCGGGGCCTGATCGCGTTCGTGCAGGAGTTCGTCACGTTCGTCTCCGCCATCTTCAGGGGCGACTGGGCGGCGGCCTGGGATAGCCTCAAGAAGTTGGCCGTGATTAGTCTCAACCTGTTGCTCAACTTTCTAAAGCTCAGCTTCTTTGGGACGTTCAAGTCCATCATGGCGAGCATCGTCCCGTGGGACTGGGTGAGGGACGCCTTCAACGCAGCCAAGGACGGGATGGTGGGGGCGTTCAACGACGCCGTGACTGGCATAAAGAATCTGGCTTCCAGCTTCTACAGCGCAGGGGCGGATCTCGCCTTCTCAATCGCCAACGGCATCAAGGCTGGAATCAACTACGCCATCTATATCTTGGAGAAGGGCATCAACACCATCATCGGCGCTTGGAACTCGCTGGAGTTCGGGATGAACGCCGTGAAGGTGGCCGGCAAAACCGTTGTGCCCGGCTTCAACGTGGGCACGCCGAACATCCCGCTGGTGAGTCTCCCCCGCCTGGATCAGGGTGGGCGGATTCTGAAGACAGGTGTAGCCGTGGTGGACCGGGGGGATACGGTCTTTGGGCCCGGACAAGCTGGCGGCGACATCTACGTTACCGTCGCTATCAATACCCCGTTCAACCTGACGAGCCCGCATGACATTCGCAAGGCGGGGCAGGTACTCGCTTCAGAGATACGTAGGGAACTCCGGACGGCCTGAGATGGCGGAGGTTACCTGGGAAGTCGCTCTTGACCTTGATGGCAGTGGCGCCTACGCGACGGACATCACACAGTATGTTCACCGGGAGGACGGCATCAAGTTCAGCCCTCGCGGGCGTGGCGTGGATCTGGAGGGAGCGCAGCCCGTCATCTGCGCCCTGATACTGGACAATAGCGATAAGCGGTTCAGCCCAGCCAACAGTGGCAGCCCATACGATCCTGACTTCCGGCCCTATAAGCGCATCCGTATCCGCGCCACCTTTAACGCTGTCACCTACAACCTGTTCCTCGGCATTATCACGAGCATTGTCGTGAATCCAATGCTGCGCGACCAATTCGTCGAGGTGACGGCGACGGATGATTCGTATGCCCTGGCACGGACGGATATTCGCCTTCCGGCGATGGGGGGCGTGCTGACGGGCACCGTCATGCAGCGCATTGTCGACCTTACCGAACAGGGCGAACTCGTCACTAACCCTCGCTTCAAGGACGACCTGACGGGTTATAGCGCCGCCACTGGGGCTACTCTGACGCGCAAAACGTCAGGCGACATCCTCGAGGGCGCGGCCTGCATGGAGACGATCACCCTTGCCAGCACGGCTTCCGGCTGGACATACAACCTTATCAGCGTGA